ATTGGGTCTATTGGGTCTATTGGGTTTATTGGGTTTATTATTTTTATTATTAGTTGATGGTTTATCATCTTTAAGATTTGCGAATATTTTATTAATTTCCTGTAATTCTTTGGTACTTTCTATATTATTATTATTATTATTATTATTATTATTTTTATTATTATTTTTAGTATCTATATCTAATAATTTTTGTAATTTTTTTTTAGTATTTTCATAATTTTGACCACCTTTTTGTGTATAATTTAATCCTGATTTAATATATTTCATATTTTCTAAAGCATAACTTAATTGCACTTTATCTTTATCAAATTGTATTAAATTATTATAAAATAAATCAATTACTTCAGTTTTTAATCCTTCAACAATAAATTTTTCATCTGTTTTAGGATTATATTTTAAATATATATCAAATTTTTTACTATCTGAATCATTAATTTTATTATTAATATTTTTTAATTGTGTTAAATTTAATCCACTTAACTTATTTTTATAAGATAATTCTACATTTTTACAAAAATCATGATTTAAAAAATCTTTCTGATAATTTCTCCATAATCTCTTTGCTGTTCTTGTAATATCTTCTACTAAAATATCTATCTCATCAACTTTTATTTTAGTATTATTTTTATTATTTTTATTATTTTTATTATTTATAACCATATTACTTTCAACATTACCCATAATATAGTTATATCATAGATTATTTTTTTTCCTCAAATTTTTGTAAGGATAAATAAAAATTCACTCGCGGATCAAAACATTCTAAACGTTTCGATTTAATATACTCTATCGCCTGTTTTGCTGTGACTTTACCATACTGCATAATATAAGCAGCTACCACAGTTGGTGATCTTTGTTTTCCAGCACTACAATATACCAAGACTGGTTTATTTTGACATAAATAATGATGTATATATTTCACAATATCTGATAATTTATCAAACATTTCCATATTATTATCAAATAAATTAGTTGTTGGATGGTCATCTATTGATAAACGAACTTGCTCTGCTTCCATATAAGTATTATTAAATTTTATATCTTTAGTACAATTAATAATACATTGAAATTTATTTTCAGTTAAAAATACCATATCTTCTATACATTTACTATTACCAATCCATAAATCAGGGAAAATTTCGGTAGCATCATTCATTCATATATATAATTTTATCTATTTTAATTTTTATATTTAACCTACTACTTTTACTTTAATAGATAATACACCATAATTATTTATTATTCGTTTTGTATAACATTTATTTATTATCTCTAAAGCTTTCTTTTTAGTTTTCACAAAATTAACAGAAGCTATATCTCCTAATTTCTCTTTATCTAACATCTCCTTAAAATTTTTATACTCTTTAAAATAAATTACACGCGTCTTAATATATCTTCGTGATCCTGGACCACAATCATCATTGAACCAGATAATAGTATCTCCCGGCAATATATTCTTAATTTCTCCACAATTAGGTCTACCTATTACAGTTTTAATACCATTTTTAATCCAACTAAACCATGGTTCAGATAAATGTTTTTCAAAACATTGTATGCTCATATACAATATCTATATATAATATCTATATATATTATAATGAAATCATATATTACACATATAACTTCCAAAATGAAAGATCTAACTAAACTTGATATAGAAAGATTTGGACAAATCTTAGAAATTTTACAATATAGTCTCTTATATGCTTTTTCTGCTGGTTTTTTTGGTACACTTTTAGAACATTTATTTCCATTACCAGATGAATCTAAAAAGACACATATTATTATTTTTGAAGTACTTATACAATGTATGTTATCTGCATTAGCAGTTTTTTATCTCAGAAAAATTGTAAAAATTGTACCATTTATTTTAGAAGGTGGAAAATATTATGAAAAACATAGTATTGACGAATATAATGGTGAAATTATGATAGCTATTGTTTTTGTTGGTATTCAAAAAAATCTGGTTACTAAGATTGAAATCTTGAGAAATAGATTTATTAAAGATATATAATTGAGTATATGACATTTTTTAATATTTTATGGTAAGGAATAATATCTAAAAGATAATTATTTAATAAATAACAATTATACAATTTTATAAAAAAATATTAGTATATTTTATAAAATGGGACAATCATATAGCCAAATTTATGATTGGAAACCGGAATTACCTGATGTTAGAGATACTATTTATAAATATCCGAAACTCAGTGTAAAATTGCCTGATAATTTTGATCTTCGTAAATCTTTCAAAGATTATACAAGTGATTTTGGATCTTCAAGTGCAACCAGTGTATCAGCAGTTCTGGATTCTTATGGTTTGCGTTATACATTTAATAACAAATGTGATTTGTCTTCTATTAACGATTGTATTAAAAATTTTAAGTTAATTGACGAAAATTCAAATTCTGTTGATAAACAGTTAAAATATTGTAAAATATCAAGTTACAAAAATCAAATTAAACAATCGCTTAATAATGGTCACCCTGTTATATTTGGATTTACAATTTATAAGTCTTTTGAATTAGAGAATGTTAAAGAAACAGGATTTTATAAAGATCCTGAAAATAATGAGAAAATATTGGGAGGATTATGTGCTATTATAGTAGGTTACGACAAAGAAAAAAATCATTGGATAGTGAAACATACTTTAGGTAAAGATTATGGAGATAATGGATATATTTATATTTCATGCGATACTTTAGAAAATAATAGTGCATCTAATGATTTTTGGATAATTACATACAATTAAAAATATAGTTTAATTATGTAATATATTTTTCTTATATAAATATATAAGAAAATGTCATCGATATTATCCTATATAGCGTCTTTTTTCTATTCAACGGAAGAAATAGAAGAAATAGAAGAAATAGAAGAAAAATTATATGATGCTACTTTCAAAATGAATAAATATGATCGCTTAGAAACATCTGTAAATGTTAAAAATAACTCAGGCAAATATAGCTGCTTCGCAATTGAACCTATTAAAGCAAAATACTATACCAGATATCGCGGTGAATACATAAATGAATACCCAGAAAATGATACTTACACTTGGGAAATTTATGATTATGATGAAGAAACAGGAGAGTCATATTATGAAGATGTTATTAAATATTTAGATGCTACCAATATAGATCATTGGACAAAACATATTAGACATGCTGATACAGAAGAAGAGAGTAATGTTACATTCACTCAATATCTTGATAGAATGTATTACATTATTTCCAAAGATATTGAAGCTGGGGAAGAATTATTGATCTGGTGCAGTGAGAAATACCGTGATATATTGAAGGCATCAGAGGAATAAAAATTGATTAATTATAATAGAAATATTGGAAAGAATAGAAATAACAGAAATAATAAAAATAATAAAAATAATAAAAATAATAGAAGTAATATTTATACAAGATGAATAATTTAATAAATAAAGATTTGATCTATAGTATCTTTAATAGTATAGATCATCCACAAAACTGCTATATAATGGCATCTATGTGTACTCAATTTTCAAAAATATATTGGGAAAACAGAATTTATTTTTTACGAAAAATTTTTATTAATCATTTATTAAATAATGATAAAAATTTTATCAATTATATGAAAAAATATAAATCTATTATTTCTAATCAAGGTCCACAATTTATAGATGATCATAATAATGAAATAAGAATGATTAAACAATTATGTATTGTTTTACAATATAAAAATAAACAAATACTATTAGTTAATCAAGGAAATATTATGATACATCCTAAAATATGGATCTTTCCAACTAATATTGCAAATATTTATCAATGTAAAAATCCATTATATATCAAAGATAATAAAATTCATTTATCTACATGTTCTACAGGTGCAACTTTACATAAAGAATATTTGAAAGAATTACATCAAAATAGTTTTTTAATACAAAAATATATTAAATGCAAAGATGTCAATATTTTATTAACTTTAGATCAATTTAATCAAATCTTTTAACTAAGATTGTTTATTATAATTATTTTATCAATATTTCATATAATGTCAACAAATAAAGCAATCTGTGTCTTATCAGGTAATAATATTAGTGGTGTTATCCTTTTGGAAGAAGATCTTCCCAACAAAACTACTATCATCAAAATTAAAATTAATGGACTTACACCAGGTAAACATGGATTACATATTCATCAAAGCGGTGACACTCGTAATGGATGTGAAAGTATGGGTCCACATTATAATCCGTTTGGTAAAGATCATGGAGGATTGAATACTAAGTGTAGACATGTTGGAGATTTAGGAAATCTGAATGCCAATTCTAATGGAAATGTAGATACAACAATCAAAGTTAAATCTGTAAAATTACGTGGTAAATATAGCGTCATTGGTAGAAGTATAGTTGTACATGCTGGTGAAGATGATTTAGGTAAAGGTGGACATGCGGATAGTAAAACAACTGGTCATTCTGGTGCAAGAGTAGCCTGTGGAATTATAGGAATATTATAATTTTCAAAATCTTAATAGATAGAATAGAATAATTGTCACAATTAATATTATAATTGTGAAAGATAATCCCCATTTAACTGTACTTAATCCTGCTGCTAAATCTTCATATTCTTTATCTTTCATAACCATATCCTTCCTCTTACATTCATCTTTTCCAAAACATTGTTTTTCATCTTTATCTTTTAAAAGATATTCAAAACCAAAGAATGAAACACCACTCACAAAGAGACCTATAGTAATACCATTAAAGAGTGAAATAAAATTCTGGATCATATTGTTGTCTGAATCATACATAAAAAGTAAAGATAATAACCATCCAACCATTGCTAAACCAAATGAGATATATGTTCCATGCACATTCAGATAACCCTTCTGTAAAATAGGTTTATCTAAAGAGATCAATAAGTTCAATACTGTTATTTGATCTTGTGCTGATAAACCATTATAAGTATAGAATAAATTGTATTTCTTCAATGCAGTAATAATTTCATCATCATTTCTTGCTTTAACAGCTTTTCTGAAATCATCTGAGTCAATCATTGCAATTAATTCATCAGTACTAAAATACATCGCTAATTGATCAAATATGTTTTGTGAATCTTTATCAAATTTAGTTGCCTCAAATGTTTTTGGTGTCTTCCTTGTAATTATTACCCCACCCACTATCACAGCTATCATGATTAAGTACATCATATAATATAATGGATTACCACTACTGGTTGCACTTTTAATACTTAAATAGACCATAATTAAGATAATAATAATAAAAACAGTGTAAAATAGGTATTGCAATGCACTATTTAAAAGGAAAGCATTATCGCCCATAATAAATTGATAAATAAATGGTATGTTTAGACCGATTAAATAACCAATGAAGAACAACCAGTTAATATTACTCAAATGTCCAAGAATTTTTCTTTCATTCATATTAGTTAAAATATATAAAACAGTGCCCATGACTAACATCACAGAAAAATCTACAATTTCATTTCTCATAGGTTTTTTAGTATATTTTCCAAAAATTCCATAAAATATTTTGATACCAAAATAACCAACTATCAATAAAGATATATATTTTTGTAATTTATTATTATCCCATTCTACAACACTTATATCATAACTATCCGGAAATTTCATTGAACCATTATTAGACATCCTATAATCTATTATAATATTTTTATTAAAATTACTTAAAAAAATGATTCAAAAACCATTTAAAGAATAATAGTATATTTATATACGTTTAAATACTTTTTATAATGACTACTGATATGTGGGATATATTCGAAAACATAAAACAGGCAATTGATACGGATGATGAAGATGAAGAATTTACAGATCAAACTTTTTTAGAAACGAAATCTTCAAATAATTATACTTTAGATAAAATTACAAAAGCTGATTTGGTATGTTTTAATTGTGAGGGAGATAGTTTAATATATGATGAAGGTATAATTGTTTGTGAAAACTGTGGGGTTGATAATGGAGCTATGATTGATTATCAACAAGAATGGAGATTTTATGGATCTGAAGATACTAAACATTCAAGTGATCCAACAAGATGTGGAATGCCAATTAATCCATTATTGCCCCAATCTTCATTAGGTACTATAATTTTAGGGAGAGGATTTGAAAAATATAGAAGATTAAATAACTGGAATTCCATGACATATAAGGAGAGAAGTTTATTAAAAGTTTTCAAAAATATTCAAAGTAAAAGTGATGAAAATAATATATCTATTTGTGTAGTAGATCGTGCAAAAATTATGTATAAAACCTTAAGTGAAGATACTATTAAACGTGGTAAATCAAGAAAAGGGTTAATTGCCGCTTGTTTATATAATTCTTGTAAAGATAAGAATGATTCACGTAGCACTAAAGAAATTTCTCAAATTTTTAATCTTAAAATTAAAAAAATGACAAGTGGATGTAAACAATTTAATGAAATGATGTATCATAATGATCATACATATATTTCAAAAATTAAACCAACGTCAGCTGATGATTTCATTGAAAGATATACTATTGTACTTAAATTGGATAAAGATAGTAAAGAAAGTGCAATATATGTATCAAATATGGCAACTAAATTGGGATTAGTATCAGAAAATACACCTGCTTCTATTGCAGTTGGTAGTATATATTTAATATCACAAAATTACAAATTAAAAATAACTAAAAAGAAATTATCAGAATTGTGTGAAATTTCAGAAGTAACTATATCTAAAACTTATAAAAAAATGTTACCATATAAAAAATATTTACTTCCAATTGAAGAGTAGAATTTATTTATATCTATCTCCACTTATATTCATAGACTGTCTTAATAAATTAGACGGAACTGTATTATAACCTTCACCTGGTATAATTGGTAAACTATTATTGGTATTAGTTTTTAGATTATATATTTTTTCATTCTCTTCATCTTCTGCTTGTTGATCTTTCATATATAGATTCTCTATACTGAATAAATTTTTATAAAGTGTATCAAATAGATAAATCATTAAAAAAAATATTACAAAAATATTTATATAAAAGTGCATATAAATATTTAACATATAAAAATTATTAATCATAAAATATTAACCATTAATTATATTAACCATTAATTATATTAACTATTAATTATATTAACTATTAATTATATAAAAAGGCGACTTTCACCGTTGCAGAAATTTATATATATATATTCTCACATATTTTCATTCTGTAAAACTATGATATAATATTTTATTGATATAATATTTTATTGATATAGTATTTTATTGATATAGTATTTTATTTATAAAAATCCATACAAGATTTACAATAATTATTTTCTGCATAATCTAACAATATTTCCTCATTTGGTCTTATTTTTCTTTTAGTTATATAAATATTTTTATCAAAATCATAATAGATATTGGAATTATCTGAATGATTCAAATAATGGACATAAGTTAATTTTTCATGATTATAATTTTTTGGTATTTGTATTATAGTCTTATTGTGTGCACAATACTTTTTTAATGTATTAATAACTGATAATGGTACACCTTTATCCCTTAAATTTGTAAATTTATATGATATTATATCTTCATTATCATAATGAAAAATAACTGTATCTTTTGGTATAGTTCTGATGGCAAATATTCCAACACCTGCTATGTTTGATGGTCTTAATTCTAAAAATAATTTATTTATATTTTTAATATTATTCATTATATATATATTATTATAAATTTTTTTTATTTTCTACATTATTTTCTATATAATTTTCTATAATATTTATATTATCACAATACATTTTAACATTAATACATTCATCAAATTTATTATCAATTATAACAGGTGCATTTGGTGTTAATGCACTATCAATTAATTCCTCAATATCAGAATCACTTTCATTATCACTAATATTTTCTATTGGTTTTAACTTATTATAATAACTTTCTATTGCGGAAGGGTGCATTTTTTTAGCAATTATACTAATAGAAATATTTTTATTATTGTTATAGTAATGATAAATATTTAAATAAAGATAAGATAATCCTAAAATATATAACAAATGTAATTCATTATATTCAGATAAAAATCCTAAAAATATAATAGAATTATAAATTATTTTTTTATAAAAATCATTTGTAATAACTATCAAAAATATATAATTAATTATATAATGATGAATTGATAAATTTATATAATTTTTAACAAATTTTAAAACTTCAATATATAAAAATACACAGACCAAAAATAAATTATAATTATTATAATGTGTTAATATATTATATAACCTAATAAATCTATCACTAAGATATTGTGCTACTGTACTCATTACCTTATTAATTGTTAAAATATATCCAAATTCACATATCAAACTAATTAAGAAATAATTTCTTGTTAATAATCCTACTAATAAAGCTATACCTTTGAATAAATATTTGTAGATCTGCTCTCTCTCAAAATACAATTTAATAGGTTTCTTATAAATTGTAAAAAATAATGATAATATTGGAACAATAATAATGTTTTCAAAAAATGCACCTATCGTCCATATTGTAAACATCTTTATCAACATATAATTAAATCTTATCAAATATATTCCAAAATTCATCTGACTATCTTCTTGTAAACTATACATATAAATAATAGATTGCAATATATCATCATCTAATAATTTACTCCATTTCTTATTTACTATCACATCTGTAAATCTTCTCTTTGCTGTACTATAATCAATACTTTCTAAAATATTTCCTGTCTGATATGTATAGAAATATGATATCATTTTACTATAAATAGAACTTGATTTCTTACGAGCATAATGTATAACTGAAACTATAAAGAAATTTTTTAAAAATGTAATAAAATTATTAACAATATTATCATAATCATCTAACAAATACAGTAATTCAGAAAAACTAATACGTGGATCCTTATCTATACAAATATATGATAAAGTATTTATTACAATTGCTACCTGTTTACAAATTATTATCTTAAAAAACCGCTTCTTCTCTATCTCTACATATTTTATAGTTTCTGATAAATATTTTTTACATATTAAATTAAATATATATGGACAAGTAGTAACAACTAATGACCAATATAAAATAGTTAATGACATATTCCATGTCAAGTAACTAATAATTAAATAAATAACTTGTAAAGAGATGTAATAAATATATCTATCAATGACACCTACTTTGTAAAGTTTGTTTAAATTTAATAATAAATCTTCAGGTGATAAATCATCCAAAATAAACAATTTAATAAAATTTATTGCTGAAAATACACTATCTATTGTAATAGATAATATTAAAATAGGTATTTCAGCATTTGTCCAATAAAGAATGGGAAACACTACAGATAATTGAAATATCAATTTAAAATAATTCATATTACATTATTATTATTATAATATTCTTAAATACTTCTTTCTGTAAATCTGGATGTTATATAATACCATAAGAAAAATATCGTTGTTGTGACAACTATATTAGTAGAATCAATATGTTCTCCTAAGATCATTGGACGGATGTATCCAAATAGAAACATAAATGTGATAGTACTAACCACAATTTCTATATTTTGAAATTTGTTCATATATAATTATCATACATTTTTAATTTTACACCATGTAAATTTTGATTTTGGTGTGTCGTCTAACACGTCTGATTTTTTCACGCTGCTACATTGTAAATAACTTGGTCTATTTTTTTAAGAATTATATGTACCTTCTATTTTTATGATTTTTTCTATAATTTTTTAATTTTTTTAACCCTAATTTTTCAGTACATATTATATTATTATATACCATATTCAATAATATAATATAATATATTTTTATTTTATGGTGAGAAAAATCTCCCACCATTTTACTGAAATGCTAAAAAATGCTAATTTTCATTAAAAATTTTTAACCCTTGTTTTTTTCGAGTTTATTACCTTTTTCAATAATAAAATAGTATATAACTTAAAAATATGTTACCATAAAAAAGGTTAAAGGCTAATAAATTCCGCGCGGAAAAAAATAAAAAGAAAAAAATTATTTGATTTGAAAAAATGTCCATAAAAATGTCATAAATTTAATATATATATATTATATAAATTTTTTTTGAATTTAAATTACCGCGGAATTTATTAGCCTTTAACCTTTTTTATGATGGGAGATTTTCAAACAATTAATAACTTTATTACTTAAAAAGGTAATAAACTCAAAAAAAACAAGGGTTAAAAATTTTTAATGAAAATTAGCATTTTAAATAAATTTTTTTATTTTTGAAAAAATTACAATTTCATATTAGCTTTTACGTTAGCATTTATGTTAGCATTTATTAAAAGTTGTTTCTTTTTTTTTGGATACATATATTTATATTATCAATAAAACTATGTTATAATTATTGGATAATTTAATAAAAATTATGTTAGCTTGAGTTAAAAATTACTTAAAAAAAATCTCGCTAATATATATTAATGCCATACAAAAAAGCAAAAAAGAAAACATGTTTGAGATGTGGAGAAGATTTTACACTTTTAAAATCTCATTTGCAAAGGAAGAATATATGTGAATCTAAATATTTAGATATAAGTGGTGATGATATGATAAAAAATTATGAAAAATATCATTCAGATTTTGTAGTAAAAAAACTAAATACATCATTTATTTGCCCGAATAAATGTGGCAAAACATTCAAACATAGGAGTAGTTTAACAAGACATAAGAAAAAATGTGAATATCAAAGCTCAGGGCAAACTCAACCAAATGTTATAAATATAGGCGGCTCAACAGTTAATATTACAAATAATACAAATAATACAAATAATACTAATAATACTAATAATATTGAGAATGCAAACATATTTAATATAGCATTGCAAAATTATGGTGACGAAATAATTCCTCCTAATTTATATGAATTTGTAAAAATTCTCGCAGATGATATTAAAGAAAATCAAGGAAAATCTATTTTGGTTAAAGCCTTTGAATATTTACATATAAAAACGAAAGAAAATAGGAATATGCTTGTGAGAGATGACAAAAGTAGAATGATGGAAGTATTTGAAAATAATGAATGGAATTTAATTGATAAAAATCATATGAAGTCTGTGCTCCATGCTGATATAAATAATCGAATATTAATTTTAATTGAGATAGCAAATGAATTATGCAAAGATAATATAACTAGAAAAATTTTAGAACGTGCAAAACTTTATTATGATATTGACATGGAAGAATTATCTGAAGCTAAATTTTTTGGTTATTTAATGACATCTTTATATAAACATAGAGGAGAATTATTGGAATATTATAAGGCGTCTAAGAAAGGTAATCTTATAAAATCTAAATATAAAACAATTGAACGTCATAGAAAAGAAAAATTACAAAAAGAACCAACAGAAGATCCAACAGAACCAACAGAAGATCCAATAGAACCAGAAGAAGAACCAATAGAACCAGAAGAAGAACCAAAAGAACTGAAAGAATCAGAAGAACCAGAAGAAGAACCAGAAGAAGAACTGGAAGAAGTTGAAAAAGAACCGGAAGAAGCGCCAATAATTATAACAAAACAAGACAAAGATATTATAATCGAGAGAATGGAGAATAATGAATGTATAGAACCCGACGATGAAGATACCGGATTAGAAGAAAAACTCGCCATTATGTTAGGTATTGATTATGATGGTTATTTACAAGGAGATACTCCTATGGAATTTCTAATCGATTGTGTAAAAAAATATAAAGCACATTAGGTTATTTAGTGTTTCCATATTTTATCGTGGCACTTACGGCTTCATCATATGTACGTGCAAGATAAAACCAGTATGCATATTCAACTGGTGTATTAGATATATCATATAATTTTACTTTTTGTTTGCAATAATCTCTTATTGCTCTCGCCTCGTCAAGATTAACATTTTCTATATCTCCAAAATTTTTAGCCAGTTCGTCTTTAATATTTTGTACTTTTTTGTCTGCATCTTCCTGTGTGACAGACATATTTTAAATGTAAATAAGTGTTTATTTACATTTAAATGTTTTCAATTTTTATAAATTTTCTTTATGTATATTTATTAATTTGGTATACAGTGGTATTAAAATCTTTTGCTAATTGTGTTTTCGAAGCTCCATTATTATGTCTATTTTTAATTGCAGCCTTCTCCATAGATGTAAATTCTTGTCGTTTCCGCGATTTTGCTGTAGTTAATGTATTGCTATTATCTGATTTACATTGTAATTCTCTAAGTTGTTTTTCAACACGAGCTTGTCTATTAATCATCATTCGCTTGCTATACATAGTTATAAATCATTAAAAATATTTATAAAAAATTTTTTTCAAATTTTTTTATCCCATTCCTTTTCAATATCAATTTACCTATTTCTTCAATAAAAATTTTCAATATAGTCTGTATCAATAAATTTGAAAATTTTTTTATAAGCACGCTTAAAAGTTATGTCTACAACACTATTAAATTCATCCTATATCTCGTTACACGGGTATAATTATCGTAATTAGATGGTAATATAAATATCTGATATACATTACATAATATACATTACATAATATTTTCATAGTGGTGTAAATTATGTATCTCTAATTATACCTATTTCTGTATATTTATCATATATTTTAAATTTCTAAGGGTGTAAACTTGAATATTTTGAAATTTTTAGAAAGATGTATCTCTAATCACACCTGCTTCTGTATCTTTATTGATCATATTAGCTGTGAATTTTGTCAAAAAATACCAAATCACATATAATCCCGCGGGCATAAATAAATAGAGACTCATAGGTTCTAACTCTAATAAACTACTTCTAACATAACCAAATAATATTATCATTAATAGGGTGCTAACCCATATAGTTGTGACTTGTTGATTTGTTAAAATGAACACATAGTTTGATAAAATGGTGACAGCGATTAGAAATATTATTATAACAATTGCAAAAATGTATCCTATCATATATAATATAATAATATTTCTTTTGAACTGAATTAGAATTAGAAATTGATAAATGTAAAATAATTGGTTGTAATTTTAACCAAATAGTACCAAAATATAAATATTACTGAGGTAACTAAAACATCTATTAAATCTAATGATCCATTTAATATTAATGAACCTATTGTATATAATATCATAAAATATAAGGAACCAAGTGTAATTTCAGATAATTGATACTCTGTTAGATAATTCATATATATTATTTAATAACATTTTTTATCTACCTATATTATTATAGATAATGAGTAATATCGACTATTGTAGATTACCCAGTATCCCTTGTTCTATGAGAACTGGAAATACTAAATCACATTTTCCTAATAAACCTGATACATGTAATCTCTTTAACCCAGATCAAGTTAATAAAATGTTTTCCGGAAAAACTGATATTGGTAATATAAATAATTATAAAATATGTTACAAAGATTACCCCAAAGAAGGTAGAGCTGGTGACTATTTTTGTCAATTAAATGATCTTGGTAAATGTGTTGGTAAACCTGTTGATTGCGATCCAAACAAAAATCAGAGAAGAAAAGATAAAGAACGCGTCAATTTTGATATACCAGATGATGTTAAATGTATGCCACCTAATACAAAAGGTTGCAAGAATGTTTTATCAGATGAAGATGCAAAATTGTACATCAATGGAAGACCTTTTTACCAATGTCAAACAAAAGATGGTGAAGTCGATGAAATGTGTATCAGTAATCTATACGCTTCCAGCCAATTTGGTCTACCAATTGATCAATCTACACCTGATCCTCCTGATAGAAATATTTTATATACAGAAAGATATCAGAAACCAATCAGGAATAAGAAGATAATCAGTTGTCCAACTGGTTACAATATTTGTGGGGAACTATGTTGTGAAAATAAAAAAACTCTAAATTGTGATAGCGAATTAGACATCCACGGTGTTAATCCTGGTTGGAAACAAACAGGTGGATGTAAAGGTCATGGAAAACAAGAACCAAAAAATAATAAAACATGCACAGAATTTGTAAATGATTTAAATACATCGGGATATTGTTATTGTAATGATGGTAGTAAACATTATTATGATTGTGGGCAAAAACGTGATGGAAAAACATGTAGAGATATTTGTGGTAAAAAACCTAAAAAATGTATTCCACCGGAACATCAAACAATTTTAGGTTCACCCTATCCACATTGCGATTTTGGAAATAATATTACCAATATGTTTGTAGAAGGTGCACCTCATTTAGATCAATTTAGAACAGAGAAACAATGTTTAGATTGGTGTGCTAAAAATCCAGATTGCAAAGCAACTGTAAACTATTTAGATAGAAATGGTAAATTGCAATGTAGATATTACAAGTATGATACTAAAGATAACAGAATTCATAAAATAGATGATAAAACCGGTCTTATTCATAACAGAAGAGTACATCCATATGTACCTAATCCTTCTGAAAAAATATTACCTAAATACGATTTTGCAAGTATACCTGTTAATAAGAAGACAAGTAAAAGAGGTAATTTAATAGATGGTTGCGCACCATATGGATGTTGCGCAGATGGTTCTAAAAAAGCAGATAAAGATGGAAAAAATTGTAAACCATTTACAACAGAGAGTGGATTGGTTGGAGATCCTTATGAACCTTATCAGTATTCTTCATTAGGAGGTAAAGGAAAGATGGGTGGAATAAATGAATTATCTGGGAATGCTTATATTGATTATTAAATTAGTAATTTTATAAAAATTATTAATTTATCAGAAATTATCAGAAAAAATATTTAACGTCTTTTAGTTACACGCTTTGGTGAAGCACGTTTCTTAACGGGTGATTTTCTTTTAGGAATTGTTCGTTTAGGTGAAGCTCTTTTCTTTGTGGGAGATTTTCTTTTAGGAATTGCCCGTTTAGGTGAAGCTCTTTTCTTTGTGGGAGATTTTCTTTTAGCAGTTGTACGTTTTGGTGAAGCACGTTTGGGAGTTGCCCGTTTTTTAACTGGTGATTTTCTTTTTGGTGTTTTCCTTAATATTTTACCACCATTTTGTGATGGGTTTAACAATTCTTCGCTATTTTCCAATGCTTCAACCAATTTTGTTGATCTATCCTTTACACGTTCCTGCTTTATTAATTTTCCTGTAGCTTTTATAAATTTTATAACACCTAATTTGGTTTGTTTGTTATACACCCCATCTTTTATTTTTTGTTGAAGCTTGGATAAATTATCTTCCAATTTTTCTATATTAATTTCATCTATTTTTTTTTGTAATTTATTTATTTCTGTTGTTAATTTTTGTTTGTATGTTTCTTTTTCGACACTATATTTTGGTATTTCCTCTTTCATCTTATTTTTCGCATTAGTAATAAGTTTCGAATTGCCTTCATCAGGTAACAACATATTAATTTTATTTATTTTATTTGAAATATTGTTTTTTAAACCTTCAATTTCTTCATCAAGAGTTAGTATAGCTTTTTTTGATGTAGCTTGTTTTGGTTTAGCTTTTTTTGATGTAGCTTGTTTTGGTTTAGCTTGTTTAGTTTTTTTTGATGTAGCTTGTTTTGGTTTAGCTTGTTCATCTTGTTCATCTTGTATTTGTATTATTTTTGTAACTAATTTTGCTAATTCGAACACCGCCTTTTTATCATCAATAAATTCAGCTTTATCATAAATAAATCCATCGCGATTCCGTAGATAATCTTCCACCAGATCTTCAGCTTTTTTTAAATCTTCATTATTCAATTTATATTTATCTTTTTCATCATAATCATAGATATAAATTTTCACAAGGGCAACCATTTTATCTACAGATAAATATAATAATTCATCCGTTAATTTTTTATTTTTAATAAAATTATCCGGATTTTCATCATAATTATTCTTTAATTTTTTATATTTATCCAATTCCGATTGAATGAACATGCCTGGATAATTGATAATCATACTATAGATAAAATCAATATCCCACTCTATTATATGTATTTTATTAGCATTTGTATTTTCAGACTTACCTTTTTTTGTTGGTGTATTTTCAGACTTACCTTTTTTTGTTGGTGTATTTTTAACTTTATTTTTATTGGCACGCCAGTTTTTTGAATCAACGATAGCAATCGTGTTTCGAGATCTACTACTTATTTGAGAACCGGATACACCAGCTCTTTCTGACCGACATTCCCATACACCACCAACACAATCAGGTGGTCCCCCGCTACAATGAGGTTTAGATCCAACACAATTTTCTCTATTTCCTCTATTTCCTCTATTTCCTCTATTTCCTCTATTTCCTCTATTTCCTCTATTTCCTCTATTTCCTCTATTTCCTCTATTTCCTTGATTTACTTGAAAATTATTTCCGGATTGATTTTGTATTCTGGATTGTTTTTTGTCTTTTTGTACTGTATCCAGTTGTTTTCTAAGACTGATAAGTTCAGAGTTTATAAAATCTAAATTATTTGACATAATTTGTTGGCTTGCTGTGTGTTGTGGACCCATGTACATCTCAACATCACTTCCTTGAGTCATAAGTCGATTCTTCATACGTACCAATTCCAACATTTTTTCCTCCAATATATCTTCTTTTGCATTTATTGGATTATAACTATACCCATCATTGTCATTGTCATGACCACGAGAATTGTTTCCATATCCATCCAATTCATTCATTTTCTTTTCATTCCTCATTCCTAATGCATTATTCGGGTCATAACCATATTGTGCCATATTTATAATATTTATATATATTTTTTTATTAAATCTTTAATAAAATTAATATCATAATTCTTATTATATTTATTTTTATAAATATATTTCATAGTTTTATAAAATTGTTTGTCATTTTTTGTTAATTCTGGTAATTTATACTTTTTACCTAATTGTTCATTTACATATATAATATCAACAAACGCACGAGGTCTATTTTTTCTATATACTTTTTTTTTCATTTCTAAATCTAAAGTAATTATCTTATTTCCCAAAAAATATAAATAATATGAAGGATCAATTACCATATTGTAATATGATATATATTTATCTAAATTATTTTCTATATATAAATCATTTGGTATTTCTACTAAATCAATATAATGTCCTCTACTATATTTTTTATTTATATAAATATATTTTACATCAACATCATTGCAAGTACGAAATCCATATAAATATAATATAAAACTACTTGTTATTATTCTGGAATTTAATTCTAATAATGTTAAATTTTTATAAAAATTATTTTTTAATTCTATAAATATTTTTTTACATAAACTATTCTTGAATTTATACAATCTCTCTATATTTTGCATTCTTAATAACTCTAAACTATTCTCATTCAAAAATATTGATAACATTAATATCAATTCATCAAATGAATCATTGGTAAAATGATCCATGTCTAATTCTATTTCTTTTTTGTTTATATTTTTATTTTGTTTAGTTTTTTTTACCATACTTTTATTTTGTTTAGTTTCTTTCACCATACTTTCTTTACTAAAGAAAGTATTTTCGTAAAAATACACTTCCAACCTATTCTCATCCTTGAATCCCAACTTTTCTGTATAATTCTTCAAATTTTGATACGTTGAACACTCATCATATAATAATTGATACATTAATGCTATAACCTCTTTTTTACTCATTGTGACAGATTTATGATAATAAAAATTAGTCTCTTTTTTTAATTTATTTTTTGTTGCTGTTACATCATGTTCAGAAAATGCAACAATTATTTTCGCGTTTGGTCTACATTGTAAATACTGTAATAAAATATCTTCGTGATTTTTATTTAAGACGCGAATATTTTTATATTTTTTCAAAATGTCAGAGTAATATGTGACTGGAATGTCTTTGTAATATTCTTCTAACTTTCTAATAGGTTCTAAATAATCATTAATTTTAATATTATTAAATAATGGTTTACTCATTATATAATAATTCTTTATATAAAAAATATTTTATATTTTCACATTTAGTATTTTATCATTATTAATGTTAATATTATTATTTACATTTACATTTATTGATCTTATATTTTTGTATTCATTTTCGTGTTCATTTCCGTGTTCATTTCCGTGTTCATTTTCGTGTTCATTTTCGTGTTCATTTTTGTATTCATTTTTGTATTCATTTTCGTGTTCATTTTCGTGTTCATTTCCGTGTTCATTTTCGTGTTCATTTTCGTGTTCATTTTCGTGTTCATTTTTGTATTCATTTTCGTGTTCATTTTTGTATTCATTTTTGTATTCATTTTTGTATTCATTTTCGTATTCATTTTCGTGTTCATATATATTAAGTGGTTTACATATTTTTTTATGTCGTGATAAGCCACTATTATATTTATAAAATTTACCGCATTTTTTGCAACTATAAACTTTACTCATCATATTCTCGTAATATTTTTTATAATGATCATCATAATTATTCGTCATGTCATCATAAGTAATATCTAAATATAATAGTTCACATAAATTTATTTTCTGTGCATGTCTACTTAATCTTGTATATTTTTTACCACATCTTAAACATATTTTTGTATAACTTGTGTTATTACTTTTAATAGTGTACTTTGATTTATTAATAATTTTTGGTTTATTTGTATTATTTATTATGTCATTAATGTGTGAAACACTAAATGATCCATTTGTATCATATTCATTAGTTATTTTTATAATATCATCTTCAATTATGTAACTAATATTATTAATTTTTTGACAAATTTTATTTATTTCTTCATTTGATAATACATTATGCATTAATTTTTTTATATTAAATTCCTCATATATATTATTTATAATTTTATCTAATAAATCTATATATTCCTGTAATAATTTAGATGGAAATAACTCTATTTTATTATATTCATTAATATATGTATTATTATAATGTAATGTATTTGATAATCTTGATTCTACTTTATCTAATATGTATTTATCAGAAAATTTGATTATTTTAATAATATTTAATCTATTATCAGTATTTAACTTTAATATAAAGTCTTTATAATGTTCTGTTAGTCTATCTCCTATTCGTTTTGTTTTTCCATATTTAATAATATTTTTATTAACCTTTAATAAATATAAGTAATATACCATTATTTTTAATATAATAAAAAATATTTAAGTACTTTTATTATAAATGAAGCATTTTAATTTTGAAAATTACACATACATCATCAATTTAGAATGATCAAAATCATCCCCTTTTCTATTCTTGATAGCATCATCATTAACAAACATTTCTAATGCTCTCTCCATATCTACATATGTTATTCTCTTCTTTTGATCTCTGGGTAAACAGAATACTCTTCGAGCGTGTACAATTCTCACCATATGAAACAGTGTTTCCATATCCCCGCCATTATATTTGAAGATCTGTCTATGTCTTTCAAAAAAACTCACTGGAACATCTTCCTCAATATCTACAATATCCCACTCTTCGTCTCTTACTTTTTTCAGAAATATAGATCTAATATCTTTCGCTGAATACTCATCTATAGTAAACCTGAAAGGGAAACGTCTTTCCAATCCTTGATTATATGCAAAAAAACATTTTTCTAATGCTTCTTTGTATCCCGCTATAATACAAATAAAATTCCCCTTATTCTCCGTTAGATTTTGATTTATGGTATCAATACACTCCTTCGCAAATGAATCCCGCTGTTCTGAATTACCTAATGAGTACGCTTCATCTATCAATAAAACGGAATTTTTGGCTTTATCTATAGCAGCTTGTGTCAATTTTGCGGTGTGTCCTAAATATTTACCAATTAGATCGGATCTTCTGACAACATTAACAGTATCTTTTTTAATGACACCCATTTTACAATAAATTTTAGCGAGAATGTGTGCTAACTCAGTTTTACCACAACCTGGAGGACCATAAAGAGCAGTGTGCATAATATTTTTATTTCTTTTTTCGAAATCTTGTAGATAATAAAGGATCATATCTAAAATATGTACTTTAACTTTCTCCATACCAATCATATTTTTTAACTCTTCCAACGGTTCTATCAAATCATATAACCTTTTTAAATTGACATTGTACTTTTTATCATCAAAGGGATCATACAATAAACCCAATTCAATCAAATCATCAATCGATTTAATCTCTTTCTTTATTATTTCATCATACTCTTCATCATTGTAAAAACTATCTGTTTCAGATTCTGATTCAACTTCTTCTTCCTCACTATCTGAATGTATATTTCTTGGTGGATTTCTGGGAGGAGATCTGGGAGGTGGTGGAGGTGGTGGAGGAGGAAAAAAAGGTATAAATCTTACAACATGAATAGGATTTTTAGGCTGATCTTTATCATCATCGCTATTATGTTCATTATTATCACCATTATTACAATCACTACGTAAATTGTAACATGATTTTTTTTGTGGTCGTTTATTATCATCATTGGAATTAGAAAGACGTTTCATTATAATAGATATATATAAATTATCTTGGAAATAACCTTACAAATTACTCTTCATGAATACATTTAATGGAAAGTTCAATATTGTAAATATCTTTCAATATTTTTGAAAAAAGGATACCATTATTATCATTATTACCATTATTATCATTATTATCATTATTATCATTATTACCATTATTAACAATAATACTTTGTAAATATTTAACTCTATTACAAAATTTATCTTTTTTTTTATCATAATTATCTTTATAAACATTTTTAAAAATTTCTTCTATTACTGATTCATTATCATCTATAATCTCGCACATTTTATTTATAATATTAAAATTTACAGATAAATCATAAAATTTAATATACTTATTTTTGCAAGCGAATATACTCTCATTTTTTTTTATTTTTTTTCTAACCTTTACATCTTTAATCATATCTTCACCAGACATAGACTCATCATTATCGATTAAATAGATTCTATTGATATCTAAATTATAATCAATATCAAATAGTATATTACCTACATTTCTATCAACTTGACCGGTGATAACATCAAATATTAATGCTTTACACATCATTTCATTAAATTTTTCCAAATTATTAATCTTTTCATCTTCATCATTAAGATATCCATATAATATATTATAATTTTTAGCATCGACAAATTGTTGAACATATCCATCTGTATTACCCATTTTATACTTTTGTGTACAAGGAACAATAACATTTTCCATTACTGGTTTTAATACTTTTTCATAAAGTTGATAACAGAAGATAGAATTTTCTCTTAATCTATCTGTAATAAATGCAGATTCTTGACTAAATGGTTTAAAAATACCTATTTTTTGACTATTTTTTTCAAGCCAATATTTATTTTTTGTCTTTGTAATATTATTCTCTATATGTTCTGAAATAGTGTAATTACCAATTTCACAAACATTTTCATAATTATTTACATTATTATTTATGTTATTATTTACATTATTATTTGTATTACTTTTCAAATTATTATTATTTTTTAGATTCTTATTTGTTTTTTTATATTTTTTTTTCTGTTTCCAGACACATTTATCAGGATTTACACTTGATATTTTACAATGTGTTGGACATTTTGGTGGATTATATGCTTTACAAGGTTTACGAGGCATCTATATGATATATAATATTTTATTAAAAAATTAATTAAAATTACAGAAAAAAATGAAATAAAAAAATTCAAAAAAAATACTTAAAAGTAAATAAAATATATATAATATTAATATAATGAACATAATAACAGACCATAAATATAACTGGGAAACTGATACATGGAATGTTATCGATTCATATTTTAGAGATCAAAAAGTTTTAGTTAAACATCAAATAGAATCTTACAATGATTTTGTTGATAATAAAATACAGAAAATTATAAATGAATTTAATCCTGTCAGATCTTTCACTGACTTTAATGAAGACTTAGGAAAATATATGACAGAATATCATATTGAATTTGGAGATATATCTATCAGCAAACCTATCATTAATGATAATGATGGTGAAGTTAAAATTATGTATCCAAATAATGCGCGTCTTCGTAATTTAACATATTCATCTGCACTTGCATGTGATGTTCGTCAAAAAATTGTTAGATATAATCCTAAAAATTTAGCTGAACAAGATATTACTGAGATTCCGATTATGAAGAATGTGTCTTTAGGTAAAATTCCAATTATGTTACAATCTAAATATTGTGTTTTATCTGATCAGACAAACAAGACGCGTTCTGAAATGGGTGAAGGTGAATATGATGAAGGTGGTTATTTTATTATCAATGGTAGTGAGAAAGTGATTGTTTGTTTTGAGAAAAAATGTGAGAATAAGATTTTTGTTTTTCCACAGAGTAAGGGTCCATCTTCTACATATTCTCATATTGCGGAAATTACTTCAAGTGATCATAAGAATCCGGCATATATAAAATTATTTTCTGTTAAGTTGACTTCTAAGGAGGGTAACTTTTTTGGTCGTACAATTAAGACACAAATTAGTAGAGTTAGATCTGAAATTCCCGTAGTTGTTCTATTCAGAGCTTTAGGTATTGTTTCGGACAAAGAAATTATTGAAACGATTGTTTATGACTTAGATAATAAATTATCTAAAGAGTTAATAGATAATTTGAAACCATCATTAGAAGAAGCTGCTCCTATTATGAGTAAAAAAATTGCATTGGAATATATTTCAAAATATATTAATAACATTACTCCTAAGAATAAGGATAGTCAATCGGCAGCTCATAAATTGAAATACACCGAAGATATTTTAATGAATGAGATTTTACCACATGTTGGTAAAAATCCAATGAAGAAAGCGTATTATTTGGGACTAATGGTGAGAAAATTGCTATTGAATTATTTAGGATATATTCAAGATGATGATCGCGACAGTTTTATTAATAAACGCGTTGAATCACCAGGTGCATTGTTAGTTTCACTTTTTAGAACACATTTTAATAAATTGGTGAAAGATTTGAAGATGGCGGTTGATAAGGATATTAGAAATGGTAGAATTAACGAAGTTTCCATCAATCTTGCTAAAAAGATTAAATCTTCCACAATTGAGACCAATATGAAGTATGCACTTTCTACAGGTAATTGGGGTCTTAAAAATCAACCCAATAAGAAAGGTGTTGCACAAGTTATGAACCGTTTATCTTATCTATCTTCTTTATCACATCGTCGCAGAATTATTGCGCCAATTGATAGAAGTGGTAAGCAAACAGGACCAAGAAAGTTACATAATTCACAATTTGGTACCGTGTGTTGCTTGACAGGAGATACCAAAGTTTTGTTGGCTGATGGAATAACGCAAGAAAAAATTAAGAATATTGAAGGCAAGTCAGTGATGACAATAAATCCAGAAACATTGGAAGAGGAACCATCTAGAATATATGATTTTTTCAAGATAATGCCTGATAAATTATTGGAAATTAAAATGAAAAATGGTAGAAAAATTAAATGTACAGATGATCATCCATTTTTGGTTAATAAAGATAATAAATATGTTTGGATTAAAGCAGGTGAACTAAACTTAAATGATAAATTACTATTTAGACTCTTTGAAAATGAACCATCTACTAAATTGATAGATATTGAAAGTATTAATGATGTAGAACCGGAAATGGTTTATGATTTTACAACTGTTTCTGAAAATCACAGTTTTTGTGCTAATGGTATTTGGGTCCATAATTGCGTAGAGACACCTGAGGGAGCAAGTATTGGTATTGTTAAAAATCTTGCAATGATGACTCATATTACATTAGAAAGTGATCCACAACCTATTGTTGAATGTATGAGTGAATTGGGTGTCATTCCATTAGAACAAGTAAAACATCATGAAATTGCCAGATATATTAATGTATTTATTAATGGTGATTGGATAGGTATTCATAGTGAACCGGAAAAATTTGTTGCTAAATTGCGTAATATGCGACGCAGTGGTATGATTAATATTTTCACATCAATTGCTTGGAATATTAAGATGAATGATATCAATATTAATACAGATGCAGGAAGATTGTGTAGACCATTGTACATTGTTGAAGACAATGATTTATTAATGACAGATGATATTGTAAAAAAATTAAAAAATAAGGAATTATCATGGAGCAATTTATTGGCTAATTTAGATGGTGGAAATGATATTGGTGCAATTGAGTATATAGATACCGAAGAGTCGGACTGTTCTATGATAGCTATGACATATGATAATTTAAGGAAAAATGATCCTAAGAATGATGCATTTTATAGATATACTCATTGTGAAATTCATCCTTCTATGATGTTAGGTGTTTTAGCATCTAATATTCCGTTTTGTAATTTCAACCAATCACCGAGAAATTTGTTCCAAGCTGCTATGGGTAAGCAAGCAATGGGAATTTATGAAACCAATTTTAATAAAAGAATGGATACTGTTTCACATGTCTTGCATTATCCACAGAAACCATTGGTAAATACTCGTCCAAGTATTTTTGTCAATAGTAATGAATTACCAAGTGGACAGAATGCAATTGTGGCGATTATGTGTCACACGGGTTACAATCAGGAGGATAGTTTAATTATGAATAGGTCATCTATAGAGCGTGGTCTATTTAATGCAAGCACATACAAGACGTATAAAGATCAGGAGAAAAAGAATCAATCAACTTTGGAGGAAGAGAGATTCTGTAAACCGGAGAAATTAAATCCTAATGGGACCATTAAGACGAGAGGTATGAAACAGGGATCTTATGATAAGTTGGATGATGATGGTTTTATCAAAGTTGGATCAAAGATTGAATCCAATGATATTATTATTGGCAAAGTTTTACCATTGAAACAGACTGCACCAAATGAACCTAAGTTTAAAGATGCAAGTACCAGTTTGAAAGATAATGCTGAAGGTGTTGTTGATTGGGTATACACTTACAAAAATGATGGGTATAAAGAAGCTAAAGTTCGAGTTAGATCCGAAAGAGTACCAGAGGGAGGAGACAAATTTGCGTGTTTTGCTCCAGATCATGATGTACTTACCACCACAGGTTGGGTCCCAATTTCAGAAGTCAGTAAGGGGCACAAAGTTGCTACATTAGTAGATGGCAAGAGATTAGAATATCATCAACCAACAGAGGTTATGGATTATGACTATGATGGTAAAATGTATGAAGTTAAATCTAATCAAGTTAATTTAATGGTTACACCAAATCATAGAATGTATGTAGCTGCAAGGGGATCAAAGAATAAAAATTATAAGATTGAAACAGCGGAAAAGATTTATGGTAAAATGAAACATTATAAGAAAAATATTGAAGAATATAGCACTATTAATATTGATATTCCAGAAGAATTGCGAATAGAAAGTGGTAAAGTAACACATTTTAACCTTAAAGGTACACACTATAAGATAGAACCTTGGTTGATATTTTTTGGCATATGGATTGCAGAAGGTTGTGTTTCCAAAGATTGGAATAATATGAGAATAAATTTTGCTGCACATAAACCAAGAGTCAAAGAAGCGTTAATAAATGTGTGTAAGGAAATGAATATAGAAGTACTTCAATATAAAGATAAAAAGACTGATGAAGAATTAAATTCATGGAGAATTAAAAACTCAGTTCTGGTTGATTATTTCCGTCAATTTAGTGTTGGTGCTGTTAATAAATTTTTACCTAATTGGGTATGGTATTTATCATCTGAACAATGTCAATTGTTAATAGAGGGTATGGTGCTTGGAGATGGACATACTATGAAAAATGGTACACAAAGATATGATACAAGTTCAACTAAGTTAGCGAATGATTTTCAAAGATTATGTTTACATGCTGGGTGGTCAACGAATAAAATGCTTAAATATGAAGCAGGTCACGAATCATATAGTGAAACAAGGGATGAAATATTTAAATCTACAAAAGATGCATGGAGACTTACAATTATTAAGTCACAAAATGAACCATTAGTCAATAAAAATAAGAAAACAAATCAATTAGATAGTTGGATTGATTATACTGGCAAGGTATATTGTTGCACTGTTCCAAATGACGGTATTATATATGTCAGAAGACAAGGACTACCTGTTTGGTGTGGCAACTCGCGTCATGGACAGAAGGGGACGATCGGTATCCTTTACAATCAGGAGGACATGCCATTTACCAAGGACGGAATTGTTCCAGATATAATTATGAACCCCCTTGCTATCCCAAGTCGTATGACAATTGGTCAGTTAGTAGAGTGTATATTGGGTAAAGCTTGTTCCCTGAATGGATATGAAGCTGATGCAACTCCATTTACCGGAGTTGATGTAGAAGATATAGCTGATATCTTAGAACAGACCGGATTTGAAAGATATGGAACTGAGATTCTATACAATGGTAGAACAGGAGAACAACTGAAAGCGAGAATATTTATTGGTCCCACTTTCTATTACAGACTGAAGCACCTTGTAAGTGATAAATGGCACTCGCGCTCAAGTGGTCCTTACCAACTCCTTACCAAACAACCCGCTGAAGGAAGAAGTAGAGCTGGTGGTTTAAGAACAGGAGAAATGGAGAAAGATGCTTTATTAGCACATGGAGCTGCTCACTTCCTCAAGGAAAGACTGTTTGATAGCTCAGATAAGTATGTATTCTACGTTTGTAAAGATTGTGGTATGATAGCAGTTGCCAATCCCTCCAAAAACATATTTAAGTGTACCTATTGTGATAACACATCCAATTTTGCGAAAGTATTCGTCCCCTATGCTATGAAACTGATGTGGCAGGAATTGATGTCAATGGGTATTGCCCCGAGGATGCTGACAGAAACCCAATAAGCTTTTTCAAAAAAAGCTTGACCAAAAACGGTCAAAGAACTTAAAAAAAACTTGACCAAAAACGGTCAAAGAACTTAAAAAAAAGCTTAACCAAAAACGGTCAAAGAACTTAAAAAAAGCTTGACCAAAAACGGTCAAAGAACTTAAAAAAAGCTTAATCTAAAACTTTATATGCTTTCTTGTGAAAGAATGATATAATTTTTACATATTTTATTGTGAATTATGTAAAAATGTCTAAACTTAAACAGATTAATTTATAATATAAATAATTTATAATATAAATAATTTAATATTTTTCATTTGATATTCTAAAAATTATATATTTTTTTATTATTGCATATATTTAAGAGAATAAAAAAATATGTTTGTATATTATATAAAATAATGCAGGCAGTATGGTACTATTTAGGATATGATACTGATGATTCACCATATAAAGTTAAAGGGACATTGTATAAAGATTCTGAAGAAAATTTTTCTTCAAAATATGTGATTTCTATGGAGTATGATAATTTTAGATATGCAATAAAAATGGATGTTGATATATCAATGACAACAGTTTTTGTAAATTATTTCATCAGAAATATTAAAAAAATGATAGAAGGTGAAATTGATTCATTTGTCTTAGACGGAGAATCCAATCTTCAAACAGAATTTTGCCGTCTTTACAAAAAAGATGATCAATATTATATCACACATTTGAGAGACAGTGTGGATGATTGGATCATTAAATTTGATAATAATTTTGGACCTAAATTACTCGATGTTCTTGAAAATATGTTAGAAGAAATACAAAAATAAATTAAAATTTTATAAAAATAAGAAATTAGTGATTACAGCTATAACAATGGTAATTCCCTTGAATAACATGATTGTCAATACACTCCTTGCAAAAGACATGTCTGCATTGAGGCAATGTAATTGGATGTCTAAAGTATGCATCTTTCTTACAGATACCACAAGCATGTATCTTTGGACCCAAATCTTTTGTCTTCAATCTCAAAGTCAAGAGTGGAACTTCAGTCAATTCTGGACCAATTGTTTTGTATGAATAATACATATCATTAGCCATGATGTGAGATGTAATTCCCTTCTTCATATCAAGTATTGGATAAAATAAAATGTATGTCCGTGCAAATTCTGGATGTAGAGCCAGTTCATCAGTAGGATGTAAAATCTGTTCATTGTGGACCATTTCTACATCTGGTGTAATTAAATCAATCTTTTCTTGCATATCAAGTATTTCAAGTACATACCTTAGTAAATTCGATACTCTATTGTTCGGACTCATCCGAATACGTATGATTTTACCAAAATGTGGACCCTCAATATCAATTTGTACATCAATATTATCAGTATCACACAAATTAGTTTCAACCATTTTCCAAGAGAATTGAATTGAACTTAAATTTTTGAAATGATCTGTAATTTTATCTTTTGGAGACAAATTTCTTAATTGTGGTGCATATAAGGGTATTGTAGTTTTACATCCCATTTTATATCTGACAAAGCGAAAAATATCACTAATAGTTTTTTCGCAATCAAAAATATTTGATACACATTTACCATTAGGTAATCTAATAATTAGCTCAATATGATTAGCCATTTTATAATTATAAAGATCATAATATCTAATAAATTTATTCATTTTTTTTTAATAAAAATTATTATGTAATTTTAAGCCTTTACTATTGTTCGTGACATTAGATATAGTATTTTTAATATTAAAATACATTAAATTATTACCATATCTTGCCTTATTATTATATACTATTCTATTTCCTATTCTTAATTTCTTCATATATGGTGTTTCATTATATAGATCATTCATTTCTTTTCTATAATAATAATGCAATTGTGTAATTTCTAATTTCAATTGTTTTATATATCTATTACATCTTTTTTCACCATCATCCGCAAGATTGAAAATGTATTTACATGTTAATCTGAGCTTAATCCATGCATTATCATCTGCCTTTTGTAAAATAGACTTAATAATATCATTATGTAATCTCATTAATTATATTATTAAATTTATAATTTATAATAAAAATATTATATTCATTTTTTTGACATTAATTCACTAAATTTTTTTATAGATGCATTAAGTTTATCTATACTTTTTTTATTGCTATCCACAGTGCTTTTAACATCTTGAAGACTTTGTATCTCTTTATTTATCTTAGTAATTTTATCATTTAAAATATTATATTGGGATACCAAATTACTTAATGATTTAACTTCATCACATCCACAATTATCTTTTTTTTTAGCTGCAATATCATTGACAGTAAGATTTTCAACTAATGAATAATGGAATGTAAAATATAATAGAAAGAAAATTAGTACAAGATAAAAGATAGTGTTATACATGTTATAATAAAATATAATATTATAATATATGGTTCATAATTTTTATATTATACTTATTTTATTATTAATATTATTCTTAATATATTTTTTAAAACCTAAACATAACATTGAAGAACATTTTACTGATAATATTAAAATTATTCAAAGTATAAAGAAAGGCTTCAAATTAGATGATTATACTGATGAAAAAAAATCTTTTCAAGTAGGAGGTATTTGGAATATGGATAAAACTGATTTTTATTTACAAATTGGTAAAGATAAATACTATATTAAAGATAATAAAAATATATATCATTTTGATATTAAAGGACACAGTGGTGTCTTAACATATAGTAAAACATCTGGTAAAATAGTAATTGATAATCATACAGATGAGATAGAAAAAATTTCTAAAGATAATGGTTATCAATTTAAAAGAGGAAATAAAGTATTAGCTACTATTAAATTAGATAGTAAAAATAATAATGAAAAGAAATATACCTTAAAAATTGAAGAAAATCCAGAATATAAATGGATCTATATAGTAACTTTTATAATTTATAATCAAAAAAATAAAGAAATGATGGATATATCTTTGGATGAATTATGGAAAAATACTTAAAGTTGAAATTATATTTTATATATAATGACATATAATTTTCAAAAAAATCCAGCCTACAAAAATTTAAATACTTCATCAATGAATGATCAACCAATGAATGATCAACCAATGAATGATCAACCAATGAATGATCAACCAATGAATGATCAACCAATGAATGATCAACCAATGAATGAATCTGATAATTTTGATAGTCTTCTGAATGAAGTAATATCATTATTTAATAGTGTATTTCATATTAGTGATGATTTTACATCCGAGAATAAGCACGCCAACCATGATAAGCAAAAACCATAACAGCTAAAAACATTAAAAGATCATATATGATTTTGTTGGGTTTAGATACTCCATAATTATTCATATAACCAACATAGAAAAGAAGAGGTGCTACAAAAAGTACATGGAAAAGATTAACTGTAGGTAATTTGTTCATATTTATAAATTATAAATAGATAAAAATTATAAATAGATAAAAATTATAAATAGATAAAAATTACAATTTAGATAAAATTTTGATATAAATAATATACATTATCAAAAATATAATAATCATTTTAATTAATATATTTTCTATTTTCGTATCTTCTAATCGTTTAACCATATAAGTTTCTCTCAGATGATAACCAAGTTTACGATAATAATTACGTGTACCAACTGATGAAATCACTGCCATTTTTTTATATCCATGATCAAAAGCAATTTTCTCAGCTGCATGCATCAATTTTTTACCAAAACCGTAATGTTGTGTTTCAAACTCCTGTGTCTGATTATCACCAACAGATTTTACATTACCATAAACATGAACTTCTCTAATGAGAGCGGAATTTTTCAAGACTTCAAAAATATTCCCAGATGGACTATCATTAAAACGAAGTCTAACATATCCATATAAAACACTTCTATCAGGTGATTCATAACTGATAAAGTATTCATCTCCTTCTGAAGCTCTATATTTTTCGATGAATAATTTAGCTTTTCTCAAATCTGTTACCTTATTCTTAACTTCTCGGTTACGAATACTTTTACACACTTTACCATCTTTTCTTAATTCATCCAAAATAAGTTGATACAAATTAGAACGAATGTTATTGGAAGAGTAACCAATATGATTATTATTCCGATGTTCTTCCGGAAAATCCCTTTGAACCCGACTATCTCTGGTCCAGTAAGGAATACGTTCCAAAGCATATTTCAAAACATCTATTAATTTTTCACCATTACCTTCTTCTGCATAAGGATTCCATTTACCAGATTCTTTCCATTTGCGTATTGTAGTATATTTTACATCCAAACATGGATAAATTTTGACATAATCTGGTTGAAAATCTGGTCCACAAAAGACCTCATCAATCATCTGTTTATCCATATCAGGTGTTGTATCTGGAAGATCAGGCATAATATGTAGTTCCACTTTGAATCCAACTTCCTTCAACATTCTAACCGCTTTAATACTTGTCTCTACATGATGTCCACGATTAATCTTATCTAAGAGATCATTATTAGTATGTTGGACACCCATTTGGACTCGGGTACAACCATAACTACGCAATCTTTTGATTTCATGTTTATTGATTTGATCAGGTCTGGTCTCTAAACTCAGACCAACAATGTGACAATTTGCAGATTCATTAATACTTTGCTCTTCTTCCAGCGATTTAGACGCTCTTCTTGGTTGATCATCAAAATAGGTGTTAGCAGCATAGAAAATATCTCTAATAAATTCTTCTTGATAACTGCGAGGATAAGTGGAAAAAGTTCCACCTAAAACAATAATCTCAACTTTATCAATAGTGTGTCCATTTTCTTTCAATGTTGTTACACGGGATCTAAATTGTCCAATCGTATTAAAATCAACTTCCATAGCTCTCATTTCTGCTGGCTCTGTAGATAGATAACTTCTCGGCATATCCACGGTTGCACCATTGGCAATTCTCTCATCTGGACACATATGACAGTTATACGGACAACTGAATTTGTCCGGTTTCATGACTAATGTAACAACTAAAACGCCAGATCTGGATCTAACGGCTTTATGTTTAATACAATCTTCAATATATAGATTACGTTCAATTTTATGATTTGAAAGTAATTTTTGATAAGATAGAGACATTTCCCTCTTTCCGGGGGAGTGATGATATTTACGACGCAATTTTGTCATTATATCATTATATTCAGTTTCGTTAAATACATCAGAATTAACTAAATCAATTACGAATAATTGATTTTTTTTGTCATTTACAAGCGATGTATTTGTATTTGTATTTGTAGTAAGATCTTCGATATCCATGAACTTTTTTAAAAGTTCTATCAAAAACACCAGTTATAATTTTCAATTTTTATCTGCTTTATTAACTTGTATCGTCAAACATGTTTTATAAAAAGTTTAAATAGTGATTTTTTTGGTCAAGTTTTTTTGTAAAAAAAGCTTAGATAATAATAATAAAGATAGTTGATAAAGCTTGCAACATGCTGAAGATTCTTAACATACGGCTCGCTGGAAAAATATCCCCATACCCAACAGTTGTTTGTGTAATTGCAGAATAATATAATCTATCAAAATAATCTGAAACACTATATTTAGTACTCATGTTAATAGAACGCAATAATTTTGGGTCAGTTATATGATAAAGATCATATTTAAATGGTAAACTGGTAAATTCATCTAATGACATTTTGTTATCTGCCGCATAAATATTAAATAAAACTGTTTTAATTTTTTTGTTTTCATCTGTTTCAGTTTCTTCAGATTTATCATTAATCACATGTAAATAATTATTTACTTTAATTATAGGTATATTCATAAATTCACTTAGCGTAATAAAATTTTTATACTCTTTAGAATATTTTGAAAATACATTAAATTTTATTCTATATTTATTAATATATGATAAAGGATTATTAGAAATTTCTATCCAACCTGCAAAATCATCATTTGGAAAAAATGTATATATTATTGAAAATAAAAATATCATAAATAAAACATATAATATTTTCTCATAATTATGATTCATTTTCAAAAAAGTATATATACTATTTTACTACATTTTTTTTATCTAAAATATCAAAAATATTACTACAACTAAATCCTGCTGCATGTTTATGTCCTCCTCCATTATTAGAAAAATCTTTCGCCAATTTAGAAACATCAATATCTGACTCACTTCTTGACCTAAGAGATACGTAAAATTTTTCTTCTAACATACTATATCTCCATATTAATGCATAATCAACCATATAACCTCCATTATCATTTACTAAATTACATATATAACTACCTAAATCTGAAATATTTTCTGTGGTATTAATAATAAATACATTTAATTTATTTATTTTAATAATTTTACCCTGATCAACCAAAATCGCATTCCTTTTTTCTTTAATATCTATTAAAACTCTACCTAATTTCTCACATTTTTTTAAATACTTTTCTTCATTTTCTATAAATTCAGTCCATAAATTAAAATTACCAATTAATAAAAAACTATATATACCCTCTGTAATAATTTTAGAATTAGGTAAATTAAATTTCCATAAATCCCTATCTTCTATATACTGTAATAATTTTGGACATTCCTGATCTGGATAAAAATATTCCCATGCTAATGTTGCGCCAGATTTATTATTATCAAAAATATAATTTTTTGGTAATGGATTAATATTTTCTTTAATATCATTATATGATGATATATGATGATCTAAAATAACTATTTTTGAAAAGATATTATATATTTTTTGAAAATATATATGATTGAATCCTATATCAAAAGAATATGCCTTATAACACCCAAATTTATCTGCATATTCTTTAAATTCATATATTGCATCTTCTGGATTAGACGGATCTACAAAAATATATTTTAAAGAATATTTCATATTTTTACTTTCCTGTAAATAATAATAATAATATATTACCCACGCCGCAGCAAACCCATCAATACAATCTTTATGTGTTAAAATTATAATATTTTTCATATATATATATATATATATATATAACTATATATCTTTATATTGTATTTATATTGTATTTATATTGTATTTAATATTGTATATTTTTATAAGATTAAATGTTAAAGATTAAAAATTAAAAATTAAATATTACAGATTAAATATATATAATATATATATTTAATGACTAATTGTACATTGATACAAAAACTTCGTACACCAAGATTCTTCAATATGGCTATTTTAGATTGGATATTGACTCTTTTAGGGGCATATATCTTAGTCCTGTTTTTAAGGAGATATACTTACTTTAAGAGTCAAAAATTTTATAAGCTTTTATTTTATATCACAATTGGTCTAGTAATTTTAGCAATATTTCTTCATTGGTTATTTGGTATAAATACAGTTTTAGGATATTATTTAAGTCTAAACAAAATGCCAGATATTATTAGATGTTTCTGAAATAATAATTTATATTTTCATGACGATATATATCTTTAATATATTTAGATTTTAGTGTTAGATATTTATTGCGTATTATATAATTTTTACCATATAAATCATTGTAAATTGTTGCTAATTTATTTTTACTATATCCAGAAAGTAAAGTTAATCTATTTAATCTTTTTAGTGTTTTAGGATATTTATCAAAATTAATTATTTTATTTTTATTTTTATTTTTATTTTTATTTTTATTGATAAAATACATACCTTTTTTCTTTTTAATCATAAAATATCTATATTTATTAGACATAATACCATCGTTTTCAAGATCGTTTTTATTTGGAACAATTTTAAGTATATAATGTTTCTTATTTACAACATATAAATCTAATAAATTTGATAAAGCTTTGTCTAAATTATTTTTATAAACATTAATAATTTGAAAATGTAGGACATCAAAAAGTTCAATTATTATGTAATACATAATTAAATATTATTATATTTTTTTTATATAGTAATTAAAATATTATATTTGTATATTATATAAAAATGCAAAATAATCTTGTTAAAATTGTAACAATGTTTCTCGTATTAATAATCATTTCTTCTATTATTTACAACACTATTGGTGTTAAAGTTCAATATGATCTTGAAAACTTCACTTTCTGTAAACCAGATGACTGCAAATGTGCATGTGAAAGAAATATGTACAAAGCTTATTGTAATAGCCCATACTTAAAAGATGGACCAGAAGCTTTATGCAATTGCCAATGGGATGATAGTAGCAAGACATGTAACGGTTCTCGTGACCCTGGTGCACGCTGTGCTTTATAAATTCATAAATTATAAAGATTTTATAAAATTATAATGTAATTTGATTACATTGTAATTTAAGATATTAAAGATAATATCTATCTTTCTTCTGGATTCATGAATTCATATATAAATTTACCTACCATAAAACCTAAGAAATTCATTATAATGTCTTCATATCGTCCATAATAAAAAGTAGTAAAATCAGGATAAATACTTTTTGCTAAGGTAGGACTAATAATTGGTATAACTTCTCCCAAAGTAAATTCAAAAATTTCCCAGATAATACCTAAGATCATCGCTTCCTCAAAACATTTAGGATATTGGTATCCAACATAAGCAAATGCTAAAAAATGAGTCAAACACCAACCATTAATATAGCTTGATAAATAATCTATATTAGCTTTATATAAGAGAGGATCATTTAACTTAAAATAGTGAAGTATAATAGCATATATAAATATTAGTATTACAATTTTCATTAAAGTAAATAATAAATCATCAAAACACTTTTTTTTCATATATTATAATTCAATATTTTATTATAAATTTTTTCCTAAGGACGAAAAACAATTCCAGGAATATTTTTAATTTCATCTAATGTACATATTTCGTACTTAAACGAAGATAAATCTTCAGGACAAGTTTTAATTGCTGTGTATCCATCAGATGTTTCATATTGGTATGAAAATCTTCCCGCTGAATTACAACCTATATCCTTCCACGTACAATGGAGACAGGAATTATTAAAAAAATTCCATTCATCAAAAGGTGTATCCTTATTACAAGATTGACAACAATATTTATTATCTTTATTAATGGTATCTGTAAAGGTTCTTGTATCAGTCACGTATGCATCACACTCTGTTAATTTTATATTAATTGAACTCATTGTATAAAATTATGAAAATAAAATCACATATTTTTAATCATTTTTTTCATTGTTATATATATATATATATATATATGGTGCCATTAAAAAGAAAAAATTTCTTACAAAATGCAGATAAAAAGGAATTGGTAAAATATTTCACACTTGTGAATAGAATGGCAAAAAAAGATAAGAAATATGAGAGAATGTTAAAGAATGATTTGAAACTGATTAAACAATATGGTAGATACAAAGATATTTTTAATAAAACTGGAGGCAGTGGTTCGAATCCTGGAAAAGAAAAAAAACCAGTCTCTTGTCCTAATCGTCGTCTTAGAAATGTAAATATTAAATTTACACATAATAATAACATAAATAGTAAAAGTATAAAACTCGGACAAGTAAATATTAAATTAAAAAATATAGAATATGAAATAAATGGATATACATTTACATTCATATCTAAACAAAAAAATATCAAAAAATATGTGAAAGTTAATATAAAAAATAATAATAATAATAATATAAATACTGTTTTATTTTATACATCATCATCTGGTTTAGGTATTTGGAGATTATTTTTCGAGCCTCCACAACAACCAATTATAAAAGGAAGAAATTATGTTACAACTAATTTTATTCATGACAAATTACAAAAATTTTTATATGAAAATTATGATAAGATTCCAGATGATAAAGGTGATATAAAAAAAGATATAATATATAGTCAAGAATTCATAGAATCATTTAATATAAATAATATTCCACAATTACAAAGAAAAATTACTACAAGAAAATATGATATTAATGAGAATGATAAGGTAGTGTTTGATAAATTTAATAAATTTAATATTGGACCAAGGTTTGGTGATGTAACTATAAAATGTGGGGAATTGAATAAATTGTTTAATATGAATAATATTAAAAAATATTATAAGATGATGAGTAAAGAGATGTATGTTAATTTTAGTATTGTTGATAATAGTATTGAAGAAATAACATCATATAAGGTTAAGTTTGATGATTTTTACGATAGACATTCTAAACTAAAAGGTTGGGAATTTGATGTAACAATGAAAAAAATTAATATCGAAAGCAACCTATTTGAACAGATATATATAATAATTTATCTTGAATATAAAATTACCAATGATGAAAAACAGTTTGATGAAATACCGTGTGGTAAAGAATTTAATTTTAATGTAAAGAATGAATATCGTACTATTGTTAATATGATACCACAAGAAAAAAATAAAATAAATGAATTTGGATGCTTTGAGTGTTATTTAGATGATATTGGTGCATATGTTTGTAAACCGATTGATTATAAAACACAATTACCAATAATAGGACCTCAAAAATATGATGAAATATCATATAAATGTAGACCTATAGGTAAGGAACCAGGTAGTGATATGGCAAGAAACGAGGAATATTATTTCATTGGAGATTTGACAGAAACATGGCCTGTTAAAGATTTACCATCAAATTAAGAGATGAACCTCATTAATCGCTCGTGTGATTGCCGTGTAAAACCGCTGTTTTGCTACCTGCATATCTAAAAATGGATATCTGTTTTGATCCAAAATATCAGGAGAATCAATAAATACCTGGTGATAACTACTACCTTGACTTTTATCTACTGTCATAGCGTATCCATAGGAAACATCGGCGAAAGGTTGTTCATAATATTCATCAAAAATATTGACAATAATTTCTTTCAATGATTCTCGAACATTTATCAAAATTGTTTGATCTGTTCTGTCAAAATATTCGCGAATATATCCTTTACCTTGTACTATGGCTTTGATATATATTTTTTTATTATAAATAACAATAATGGGGTGATGTTCATTAATACTTTTATAGCTGAACATTAATTCCCAAACTTTAAACATATTATTCATACTATTATTGAACATGTTGATAAATCTTTGTACATATTTCTCCATATATTGATAAACATTCTCATTATAGAGTGAGATCATATTTTGATCTGTTCTCATTTTCTCATCAATAACTTTTTTTATGATTTCATAATCGAATTTTTCACAAAGATAATTTCGATTAATCTTAATATCTTTTACAATGAATGGCATTGAAGAATAGAATACTTTATCTTCACCACCTGTTTTTATTTTATAAAAATTATTAAATATCAAATGCTCCCCTACCATAAAACGCAGTTTCTCCACATCTTTAAACAAAATATTTCTAATAATTTCATTATATTTATCGCGTGTCTTATTGGTCCATACTAAAATAGTTGAATCTTCTGTCTTACAGAAATTGTCTATAAACTTATTCTCATTTTTATAAAAATTAATATACTCACATTTATGTGATAGCAACTCTTTACCCAAATTATTCTTACTCTCTTTCAACCATTGACGAATAAAACTACTCAATTCTATAATTTTATTTTTATCTGTTCTCATTACTGTATTTAACTCAGTTTTATTCATCTTTAACCTAAAAACAGCACTATACGGCTCTTTTGGTGGAGGTAATTGTGCACGATCACCAGTAAAAAGAATAAAACCTTTATAATAATTTAAGTAAGGATGTTCATTAATACCAATATCAGAAGTAATATCCAGAATATTATCTTTATTGATCATAGAAGATTCATCAATAATAACTAAATTGTATTTATCAATAATATTGATGTACTTATTATCTCTTTTAAAATACATTTTATGATCTGTGTCAATAAATCTGCGATAAGTCAATAATTTTGAAATTGTAAAAAATACAATCTTCATATCATTATATTGTCCTGTAAAATTATCTATCATATTGAAAAATAAAATAGAACCAACCTTCTCTCTAATCACATCTAACGCTTTATTGGTAGGAGATGCTAAAACGATTGTTTTCTCACCATTTAAGATGTCTACCAAGATGGAGTTTATTTTTTTGCTATCTTTCTCAAGGTAATTTTTCAATAATCCGGCAATATTATTATCATTAATCTTTTTATAATTTAAATTGAATATATTTCTCAAATCTTGTAAAATAAATAACTCCTTCAAATTCTTAATTTGTAAAATATATTTAATTAATGTTGTTTTACCAGTACCCGCTGATCCATATAGTCCATACTTCAATTTCACATCATTGAAAGTATGTCTGTAAACTTTCCATAAAGCAGTCATCTGTTCATCAGTAATATTCTCCAAATGTTGGTTATTATTTTTGAAACATTTGAGGCATTGGTTCAATGGTTCGCATTTGGTGCAATAATTGATGGTCATTAAACAGTGGTTAATTTTGTTGGTGATCTCATCAACTTCAACATTTCTGAAAATTTTAGTGTAGATATTGTTCAATTTCTCCTGATACTCTTTATTTTTACAATGATAATCTCCAATTTTACTTAAAATTGTGTAGATTTTCACATTTCTCTTATTTTTGCAACCATTTTTATTATAATTGTCTACAACATTGTGATCTAAATTTAAGAAATTCATTAAATTGTAATTTATTTTATCCATAATTGGACTTTCATTTTCATTAAGTGTATTTTCAACAATATTATCAATATTCGTAAAAATATCATTAATATATTCAAATAGACTGATACATCCTCTACAAAATAGTAACTTTTTCAATCTATTACTAATACATATTTTATAACCAGTTGAACATTTACAGCTATCATGGATATCACTGGTACTATATTTACAAAGGTTCCAGTCTTTGGATATAATATTCCATTTTTCAGCTCTACTCAGTTTTTCATCGAGATTGTGTTGGGATAGAGATTCAATTAGGTGGTAAGTTTTCTGGTGATTTTCGAGTGATATATTATCTATGGTAGGAGTTTTATCTAAGAGTACAACGAATTTATCCATAATAGTTTATACTATTTTGATAAACCTTAAATTCATTTTTTTGTGAATTTTTATAAATTTTTTTATAAAAAGAATAGTTTGTCAAATAGCTGATATAAATTAAACATTTTTTATCTTAAAATTTTTCACATATATTTTATATACATAATATATTAATTTTTGCATCATAATTAGTCATAACTTTATTATATATAAAATATTATGGTGACAATTTTATCACACTGATTTAGCAAACATGCTAAAAATGCTAATTTTTCTAAAAAATTTTTCACCCTTATTTTTATAAAAAATACTACCTATTATCGTTTAATTAATATAATTTTATACGCTTTATAATCTCTTTTCTTTCGTGTAATATTATTAGTAAATTTGTATTTATCTACCCATCTCATTAAACTTCTTTCAGAACAACCGAAGATTTTACAGGTTTACACTTGATTTTTAGAATGGGATAAATAATATTTAACTGCTGATAATTTATAATCACTACTTTTATGTGTAGGCATTTTATTATAATATCTATATGTTATAATAAAAAAATTAATAAATATTAATATTTTATTATTAATAGTTTTTATTTTAATTATGCTATATATATTTAGATTAAACTTTCAATCATTTTAATTTCTTCGTTTGTCACCTCAAAATATTTATAAATATTCTCATTATTGATATTATCTATTTCATTAACAATATTAGGTATGTAATTAAATATTTGTTTATTTGTTTCAAAATTACTCCATTTTGTAGATTTTACAATAAATTTAATGATGCTTGTGTTCAGATAATTTACCATTTTCTCTCCAATCTCGTCAGTATTTACTAATATATACAGTCCTCCTTGTGTGACTCCTAATCCGACAGAATCATAGAAAGGCACAATTGTTTCACCATTTGAAAATATCACCTTTTTGTTTGTTTGACATTTATGAGGTTTTGATGAATAACAATAGGTTTTTCCTTTTGTATTTGATATACTATTTAATAATTTATAATCAAAACCTTCTTTTGGTGTTTTTGATACATAACTTCTCATAGTATGACAATACGAATCCCCAATTACATCTATACCATTATTATTCAATTTATTAAGTATTTTTTCAAATACAGACCATCCAAAATTAGGTATAAATGGTAAATCATTATTAATATTTATTTCATATGTTTTTTTATCCTCAAAATGAACTATTGATTTTTTGTATGGTTCAATATTTTCCATAAGATAAGAATCATATCTTGTAGTAGCCCCAAATACTTTTCCCCCCTCAATTTTATTATGAATTGAAAGATAATGTATTTGTTTATTAAACATAATATCCCTCATTTTATTTTCTGGTTTTCTCCATAAAGCAGGATGGACATATAATAGTAATCCTTTTTCTTTAAGAATATTCAACGAATATTTCACAAACTCATCCCATATAGATTTTCCTCCCTTTTTATTATTCGATGGAGGTTGATATGGTGGATTACCAATAACAGCATCAAAACCTTCAATGTTCCATTTTTCTTTAATATTTAATTCTAATGTATTTCCTTCATTATAATTCAATTTATACTCATTATATGGATCTATCAATAAATTACAGATAAATATGTTGGTAGAATTAATATCACTAAAATACAAGCACTCTTCTACAATTGTTTTGTATCTTTCTTTTTCATCAAGAATAGTTTTCTCAAGACCATCCATAAATCTATCAATAATATCTACAATAAATCCGCCTTTTCCAGCACAAGGTTCAAACACTTTCTTTATAGATGTCCAGAATTCAACAGGTATTTTATCCAACATTTCTTGTCTTAACTTGAATGGTGTAGAAACTTCGGCATTACTTTTCTTTTCAAGTTCTTGTGGAATTAAATATTTGTCAATCAAGTTAGATAGTTCTCTATTATTTTTAATATTTTTCATAAATAGTTCTTTGACGGTTCTAATAATCTGATTAGTTTCTTTATCATCTTTCATATACTTCATATAAACGTTGATAAATTTTTTTATTATTTTTGAATCAATTGATTTACCCCACCAACTTTTAGTTTGGTCAATTAGGATATTATACACATATTCATTCTTTTCAATTGATTCAAACATTTCTACAAACGATGTTTCTTTATCATGAATTGTTAATAGACATATAAGAGGAATAATATGTTTTAGAATATCCATATAGTTTATTTGTTTTTCTTCTTTTTCATCTTCATTACTTGTTTCTGATGATGTATATATGTCTTCATTATCAACTTTTGTTTTTTCAATGCCTTTTTTAATTTTTCCTTCTTCCTCATTTTCCTCCAAAAATTTATCTATTAATTCTTTTTGTTCTTTCGTAGGTGTTGTATTACTAAACATAGCATTAAATATTTTTTGTTCTTCTTTTGTAAGTAATATTTCCTTAAAACGAAGACGATTTAGGAAATGATTAAGTGCATTTTCAGTATTAGACGAATATATTTCATATACATTTTCACATAAAGCAGTAATTTTAGAAACATTATTTCCGAAAGAAGGCATCCAATGATCGCCATTTAAATTGATAAGTCTTTCTTGTAGAATAAATTTTGTAGATTCTCTTGGATGAAGTTCTGGTTTTATCAATGAAGCATAATTAATTACAGAAGTTTCAATCACACGGTGAATATTTAAATCTATCACAAAACCACATTTTTTATTTTTCCCTTCTGTCATACAACGAAACATCATCTGATAAATCATATCAAACCCCATGCTATTATTTAATAATAATACAATGTCACAATTATCAATTGATACCCCAAGACTACATTGTTTTCCACTTAATACCAAGACACCTTTCTTTTCACTATTTCTTGCTTTGATACGTGCTTCTTCAATAGATTGTTTAGGATTATTAGTTGTTTTACTATTAATACTAATTATTTCATAGTCTGGAATAACATTATTTCTTTCCAAAAGTTTTATTGTTGCTTTTGAAATTTTATCAATATTATTTTGAGGTAAGAATGCCATAATAATCATAGGTTCATTATGAAAATCTCCTTCTCCAATAAATCGTGAATCTATTGTTGGATCTTTACATATTTTTTCAATCCTTTTCATAAATACAATATCATCTGGATAATCTTTATCAGGAATTCCAAATTTATTTTTTTTTCCAAAAACTCTATACCATAATTTTAAATTTTCTCCTTCATTTTGAAACTCTTCCTTTATTACTATTTTAGATTTATGTGTTTCTTTGTCTTTTTTTATAGCTTGTTTAAGAAGGAAACAAGCATCATGTGACCATCCATAATTATTATCTTGTGTATCATTTATTATTTCAGATACAACATGTGGATTAATTTCATCTGTTAATAACCACAATTCTGGATATTTTGAATATTCACTAATTATACTATCTTGGGAATATTTTGAAATGATATTTTGAATACAATCACCATGTTTTTCTACTAATCTAATTATGCTACCTTCATTTGTAATATTTTTACAAAGTTTTATATCTTCTAAATCCCATAAAATCCAACAATCCTTTGGAATATTATAATCATTTATTGGTTTAGAATATGTTGCTGTAATTTGAACTGTGAATGCTTGTTTTCCATAAAATTCTAATGTTTTCTTTGCTAATTCTGTTGTTCCTCCATTATGACTTTCATCAATGAATCTCATATCAAAAGACATTTTCTTTAACCAAGCAATACTTTTTGTTTTTTCCTCACTATGTTTAGTTTTATCATGTCCTTTATCAATTTTAGTCTGTAAGAATTGTTTAGAACAAATAATAATATTTTTTTTGGTTAAATCAGGTTTTTTATTTTTTCCATTTAATACGATAATATTAAAACCTGTTAATTGAATACAATCAAATACTTTTCTTTGTTGTTCGATTGTTTCATTTGGTGCTGTTGTAATTACTAAATAATTACATTCATCTTTATCTATACTATCCTCAATGATACAACCTCCAATAATATAACTTTTCCCACTTCTTTGAATATGACCCCACAGAATTTTTTTCTTTTCACTATTTTTCATTCTAAGTGTTTTCAAGACACCAAGATGTTGATGCATTTTTAAACATAATGTAGTTTTATTTGAATTAATAATATTATCAATAGGAGTTTCTCTATAGAATATTTTGAATTGATGGTATGCTTGGTTTAAGTCATTCCAGTCAATTATAATAGTATCTTCTTTTTCTAACAATGATTTTAATTGATGGTTTGTTTTTTCTACATTATTTTTCATAGTTTCAAAATCAATTCTATCTCTAACACATACGCATAAAGACATAGTATATTCTTCATCTTGATACTGTTTAAAATTGGTTAATATTTTATCTATATCCAACTTTCCAACTTGTGTTTTATTTAAATTTTTTGATGTTGTAACTAATAAATGTTTTTCATTTTCTTTACAAATACCAGTTAGATCAGATGAATCTCCTTTATCTTTTAAATTGATAAGGTTATCTTCTTGATTGTAAAATACATCTTTTATTGTAGTATTTTTTGTTATAGTTTTTTCATTGTAATTACCTTTACAAATATCGTATGACTTTATTTTGTCTATTAATCCAAGTCCAGCGAATAATCTTAATAGAGATTCTTGTTTATCTTTACCAACCCACGGTTCTTTTAACCAAGTTATAATATTATTTTCTTCATACAATTGAAGAAATTCATAAAGGTCTTTGAACGTGTCCATGTTATATGTTTGATTAATTGTTTCTTCATTTTTTAAAATCAATTTTTTCAAATTTTTTAAATTTAAATCATTAATAGTCTCTTTTACTTTTTTATCTACCATTGTTTGAATTTTATTTGAATAATTTTCACAAGGTTTTTTCCTCCTTTTATGAGAATCATAATGAGATTTTTGAGAAAATTCTTTTCCACATCGTTCGCAAGAATATTTTGACATACTTTATAATATATTAATATATATTAATATATATTATATTTTTAAATCAATTTTATTTTTAACAATTTTTAACTTTTTTTGTTAAAAATAATCTAAATTAAATTTTAGCAAAAGTCGGCGTTTTAAATCTTCAAGGGTGTAAAAGTTCGTTCTTAATATCTTGCACGATTGCGTCAGCATCAGCTTGTGTAAGTGGCATATTTATATATAATATTTTCATTATATTTAAGTAATATTCATTTTTAATGAGTGAGTAATTTTTCTAAATAGATTATATAAATATGGACAAAGTCTTAGTATTTTTACCAATCTTATTCAGTTCTCTGGTAAGTTCTCAATGCCCAACTAAAAAAAGTTCAGGTAGTTCACTTAAAGCTACACCACCATCTTACGTATTTGGAATTGTCTGGACAGTATTGTACATCTGTATTGGTTACTCTTGGTGGTTAATCAGAAGCAATGATAAGAATTCATTATTTGGTATTACAATAGCGGATGCACTTTTCATAGTGAATCAACTTGCAATCAATTTGTGGTTATACTATTACAATTGCAGAAATGATAAAAGATCCGCATTATACACATTCTTAGTTGCAATTGCTACTACCATAATGATTATAATATATGGAATTTTGTATCTGAAGAATCAAAGTTGGTGGTCATACATGTTGATGGTACCATATTTGGTTTGGTTACTATTTGCACAACAGCTCAATTTTCACATTTTAGAAAAATAGTCTCTTACTCAATAACCATATCTAAATCATTGGCATCACAATAATCTACCACTTCCTTCAACCTATCATACCCTATATATCCCGTCCCGATGTAAGCGTGGCGATCTTTACAAGATCCGCGCTCGCATTTGCTGTCATTCAAATGGATCAGACCGATCTCATCAATTTTCCACATTTTGATATAATCCAGTGGATCATAATTGGAAGCAAAGACGTGGCATGTATCTATGCATATTTTTAATTTAAGTTTCTCATAATCTGTGAATCTATCATAGAAATCTTTAAGTTCTTGATAAGTGCAACAAACTTCAGTACCTTGATGTGCTGGCGTTTCTAATAAGAGTGGGCAGGTTATAGGTGTAAATTCAAGTACATATTTGATACTTTGATACATAATATCCAATGCATCAGAAACTGAATTTTTCAAACTTTTGCCTACATGAACCACAACTCCTTTACCACCTAAAACGGATGTATTTTCTAAATCTTCTCTTAAAATTTTTAGAGCAAAAGGTTCATTATTAATATCAGGATTTTTATTGATAGGATTGGATAGGTTAATAATATATGGAGAATGGACATAAAATTTAATATTATTATCTTCAATAAATGTGATAGTTTTAATAATATCATCATCGTCCATTTTTATATATTTACCATTTTTAGGATTATGGAAGAATATTTGAATAGGTTTTTGATAATTTTCGTCTGAGAATCCATCTAAAAAAGACTTATAGATAGTTCTTTTTTTAGAGATATGATTACCAATTTTAAGATTAATATCTTTAGTAGGTATATACGTATTAGATGACATAATAAATATATAATTTTAGTATATATAATTATATATTTCATTTTTTTATAATTCTTATTTGTTATGTATAAATCTTCAAAATTTTTAAAATTTTTTTTCTACAAATAGGACATTTACCCCTCTTCAATTTATTAGCACATTCTTCACAAGAAACCATATGTCCGCAATTAATAAATGCCACATTTGCCTTTTTGGAAAGACAGATAGCACAAGCTTTATTACTACTCATTTCTAAAACATCGTCTTCTTCTGGTATAAAATCTTTATATTGTTCTTTCATAGATAATTCTAAAGCAAGATCAAGTTGATCTTTATCCCAATCCTGATTTTTATCATCATCCTGATTTAATTCTATATTTAACTCTTGTTCTGAATCTGAACTTAATTCTATATTCAATGGTGGTATATCATTATTATTTTGAAGATGAAATCTTCTGTTATGATTATCTAACCATCCCCTGGATTTATAATTTCTGTGACAAATATTACATTGAAATCCTGTATTATTTTGCATTATCTATAATATCTATAATATTTATAATATCTATAATATATATAGATTTCTTTATTTAAGTAACTTAAATTATAATTTTTTTATTAGTTTATTCAAACATATGTGAAATACTTTCCCCTGTCCGAATACACATCACCACATCACACAGTAATGGTGTGATATCAACCACATCCAATTTTGGACATCTCTCTTGATTTGCCTCTTGTGCGAGTGTATTGGTCACAATGACACGTGAAATATTATCACATGTATTGATTCTTTCCAATGCTGGACCTGATAAGATGCCATGAGTAACCACTACAATAATATCTTTGATACCATTCTCTATTAAAGTATCAGATGCTTTCACAACTGTTCCCATAGTATCTGCCATATCGTCGACAATAATAGCAGTTTTGTTTTTTAAATCAAAACCACCAACTAAGATCACTTTATCTACCTTACTGGATGTGGAGTAATCCCGTTGTTTATGCATAATTACATTGTTAATATTGAAACGCTTAGAATATGCCATAATTCTTTTAGCACCACCGTTATCAGGTGAGACAAAAATATATTTATCATTTTTCTCCTGATGAGTCATATTTTTAAACAGATGTTCTTCAAAATGTTCAGACAAGAGGGTAATAGCGTAAAGGTTATCGAATGGAATATCAAAGAATCCTTGAATCTGAGATGCATGTAAATCCAATGAAATCATTCTATCAATACCAGAAGTAGTAAACATATTAGCGATCAATTTAGAACTAATAGGTACACGTGGTGCATCTTTCTTATCTTGTCTTGTATATGGATAACAAGGCATTAATAAGGTAATAGATTTAGTATTAGATCGACGACATGCGTCAATCAGGATTAGTGCTTCCATAATAAAATCATTAATGCTATTATGTTCGTCAAAACCTCCAGTTTGAAGGATAAAAATATGTTCATTACGAACATTTTCATTGATTTTGACTTCAATCTCACTATTGCTGAATTTTTGAACTGAACAATTAACAAGGGGTATACTGAGGCATTTAGCAAGTGATTTAGCCAAAGTTTGATGGGAGTTACCGGTAATAAGCTTCATAATGATTATTCTTAATTTTTGTTTCTTTGAGAAAAGATATTCATTTTTTATTTATAAATAAAAAAGGTTAATTTTTTTTGGTCAGAAGATAACCTTTGGTTATCGTTCTGTATTCAATCGCTTTAGCGATTTCATGTCAAGCTTTTTCATATCAAATTTATTTGTGGATGAAAAAAAGCTTATTGCGTCATATATATAAAAAATTAAAGATTAATATAATTATAAATGACAGATACAGAAAAAGACACAGAAAAAAATACTGAAACCAATACAGAAACAAATACCGAAACAAAAACCAATGATAAACCACTTTCTGAGGACGAGATTAAAAAACTAAAAGAAGAGAGGCAGAAAATGGAGGAAAAAGCCAAAGAAGTCATTCAAGATTTTCTTAAAGAGAATGGAAATGGTGTTTTAGAAGCTACTATTCAATATACTAAACAGTGTGGTATGGGTGCACTATTTATTACTTTAACACCGGGTTCCAATGATGCGGATATTGAATATTTTAAGGTGGAAGATTTAGATGGTGGATTTAAAAAGAAAATTTTAGATAATCCTAATAAAGAGAGTAGTGTATTTTATGCTATTAAATTATCACATTATTCATATATTTTTGAGAGAAATTTAGGTGAAAAAGTTGAAGATTATGTAATGTAATTATGTTTCGTATGGAATGTTAAAATTGTAATAGCTGATCCTATAACTACATCAGATGTGTAGTGTAACCTTGATGCAATAATTAACAAAAGATATGGAAAGAACATACATTTTAGAATATTTTTTTCAATATTATTATTAGAATAGTGGGTAGTAAATAATGTTATCAAGACAAAATGTACTACATGTCCTGAAAACATATTATCTGAGCATGCTGATTCAACTTTATCTGTAAACCATAAAATATCTTCATCACTTTCTCTGCTGAAGCAACCTGGTAAAGATGATGGTAAAATAGTGGTGGTAAATGATAATAAACGAATAGTAAATATATTGTATAGTATTTCAAAAAAATTCTCTAAAATATTTGGATTAGATATAAACCATCTTATGCAAAAATAAATATATAAAATTGTGAATGGAATATGAGGTATAGAATGATCTATTTTTGGTAAATATTCAAAACCGATATCATAAATTACATGATTGTCCTGATATGGGTTGATAATATTGATAGCTGCAAATAGATTTAGATAAATAATAAATAGATATAGTGACAAATTTTTAACTAATTGTTTCATTATATTTTATATTGTAATCAATCTTTATATAGAATTATTTATATAGAATTATTTATTAAATGGTATAATAAATACACTTAAAAAAATAAAACAAATATATAATTACAATGAATAATAATATTAATATTAATACTGAAATTTTTGCGGTGAGTCCAATTGATGGTAGATATAGAAAATCAGTTAAAGAATTAGCTGATTATTTTTCCGAATATGCTTTAATTAAGTATCGAATTTATATAGAAATAGAGTATTTTATCTATTTAACTCAATATTTGCCTGAATTGCAAAATATTGGAGAAGCTAATATTGCACTCATTAGGGATATTTATAATAATTATGGACTTAAGGATGCAAAAGCTGTTAAAAATATAGAGAAGAAGACCAATCATGATGTAAAATCGGTTGAATATCATATGAGAAATAAGTTTGATGAAATTGGATTAAGTCAATATAAAGAATATATTCATTTTGGTTTAACTTCGCAGGATATTAATAGTTCTGCCAATATGCTTCAAATTATGTTATTTATTAGAGAAATTTATACACCTAATTTGACAAATTTATGTAATCTTTTATCTGAACTATCAACGACTTGGTTTAATATTCCAATGTTATCCAGAACTCATGGTCAACCAGCAACCCCAACTTTATTAGGAAAAGAGATATTAGTATATTGTGAAAGATTGAATAATGAGATTGAGATGTTAAATAAGATAGATTATAGTACTAAATTTGGTGGTGCTGTTGGTAATATGAATGCACATTATGTAGCATGTCCTGAAGTTGATTGGATAACATTTGCGAATAATTTTGCAATAGTTTTGGGTCTTAGTAGAAATAAGTATACTACACAGATTGATCATTATGATAATTATGCGAGAATATTTGATAATCTTCGTCGAATTAATGTTATTTTGATAGATTTATCAAGAGATGTATGGATGTATATTTCACAGAACTATTTCAGTCAAAAGATTCATCAAAATGAGGTTGGTTCCAGTGCTATGCCTCATAAAGTGAATCCAATTAATTTTGAGAATGCGGAAGGTAATTTAATGTTGGCGAATAGTTTATTTGATTTTATGTCTAATAAGTTACCTATTTCCAGATTACAGCGTGATTTAACTGATTCCACTGTTTTAAGAAATGTGGGTGTATCTTTTGCACATACGTTGACAAGTATAAAGTCACTTGTGAAAGGATTTAATAGAATAGATGTAAATATGGATATGATTCAGAGTGATTTAGGTAATAATTGGATGGTAATTGCGGAGGCAATTCAGACAATTTTGCGAAGATCTGGATATGTTAATGCTTATGATGCATTAAAAAATTATACAAGAGTAGAGACAAATATGACAAAAGAGAAGATGGATTATTTCATTAATAATCTGCAGATTGATAATGTATTAAAAGAAAAATTGTTAAGTATAACTCCATATAATTATTATGGATATATTGTATAAAAATAGGATGTATAAAAATAGGATGTATAAAAATAGGATTTATAAATGTTGTTATATTATAAGTTAATGCGCTTATAAATAGTTGATAAAATAAATAATTAAAATATATATGAATTGTACATTACCAGAATTATTTGTGTTATATATATATTTTAATTATTTAATTATAATTTATAAACTTACGATACTTAGATAATACTAAGTATGTATTATAAATAATTTAACATTACTATGTATTATTATATAAAGAAATATATATTATAAAATATATTATTAATTATATATGATATTCTGGAATTTATTTAACAAAAGTAAACGATATATTTTATTACTATCCGTAATTTTTACAATATATATGTGTAACAAATCATTTAATATATATCAATTATTAAATGATGATAGGACTTTATTAAATTTAGAAACTATAATGATGATTATTAAATACAGATCTATAATTTAATATATTTATACTAAACTTTATATTATAAAAATATTATAAGTTGTTGATGATTATCATCATCATTGTGCACCAAACATGCACAATAAGATCATCTTCTGGATCTCCGCGGGTAGTGCATAATAAAATGAAACTTTTTCCTCATCTAATATAGATAAGTCTTTCACCTGCATCCTCATGCG